ACCACTTGTTGGCCAATATTGTTTGTTTCAACTAGAATAAAGGCTTCATTATACCTTCTACACAAACTATAAATGATAGTTGGAAAGAACAACAAAGGTAACTTGTTACTTCTGTATTTAGCGACCTGCCTATACGGTACCTGCGAAACATCTATAATATTAATAGAAGAATAGTCGGCACCAACACCTTCGGCACAGTCAACAGTTGCGATGTATAGATGGCCTTCTATTGGATTTTCATACACATCCACATTTTCAATAGATGAAATTGGATTAAAGAAACTTAATGACCGCAATTTGGCACCTGAAATAAGCGTGGCCGAAGAACCAATAAACTCAGTTTCAAACTCTTGCCGAAACTGTTCTTCGGAAGTATTGCGTATTGTTTCTTCTTTCCACTTATCATCTCGGCCTGGTACCATAGACCAGTGAACTTCAACTGGTTGATAGAGGCTACGCTTTTCAATGGCATCTGTCCACATTTTGTAAAACAAATTCAAACCATTAGGTGTGGATACAATAATAACCTTTGATGTTTGACCAGAAGAAATAACTGGATAGGTTGATGTAAAGAAATCAACTGCCATGTTATGTGGCACAAACGCAAATTCGTCTAAGAAGATTAAGTTATACGAACCACCACGAACACCAGCCGAAGAGGTTGCATATGCAAATACTTTAGAACCATTTTCTAGTTCAATGTTTCTTTTATTCCAAACAATGATACCTTGTTGCAGCCACAAAGGCAAATATTCATAGGCCTTTTGTAGGCGGGACATAATTTCTTGTGCGAGTGAACCTTTGTTTGCAAGAATAGCAATTGTATAATCATCTTGGAATAAAACACACCATAGCATGTAACCTACTGTTGTGGTGGTTTTACCAACTTGACGAGGCATTTTACAAATAGAAAAACGATTCTTATGAAAATCACGAACCATTTCTTCTTGAAAATCCCACATATTAAAAGGCACTAGACCTTTATCAATGTTAACAATCTTTACATAATTATGAATAAAATAAACTGGATCTTGGGTGCATAATATGATTTCTCTTAACTGTTCCTCAGTAAAAGATAATTCTACGCCAACTCTTTTTAGGCGTTCATTTCCTAGATATCCGTCTGACATTTATTTTGTAATACTCTTTAAGAACCAACCATGTTTTTGGTGTTGGTCTAAAATGTCTTGTAGAAAATTACCAATGGCGGGTTCATTTGCGGCTTCGGCTGCAATAATACCTGCTCGTAGATGTATAATATACCTATCATTAGCAATAACTAAATTTTGAAACATTTGATTTGCTTCTAATACAGAAACATCTTCCTCAATGTCAGAAAACTCTTTCATTCTTGTCAAACTAACCGGTGCATAAGTTCCAAGCGCTCGAAGCTTTTCAGCAATTAAATCGGTGTTATTAAAAATTTGTGTATAGAGTTGACCAAGATAGGTGTGATATTCTACAAAATTGGGACCTTCAACATTCCAATGGTATGAATGTATTTTAAAATAAAGGCCAAAATTTGTGCCTAAAATTGTTCTAAGTTGTTCAATTAATTTTTCCATAATCTTATTTATTTTCTCTTAATTGTTTAAGTAATTCTGCGGTAGAACCAACAAATACAGCCTTATCTATGTTTAGATTTTGTGTGTTGTTGGTTACCTTTGGTTGTAAATCCTGCTTGCGTTTTTGAATTTCTAGTAAATCTTTATTCATATCTGATAGATTTTTTAACATGCCAGCGGCCACTTCAAAGGCTCTTGGGTGTTCAGATTGCTTGGCAATTTCTACGATATGACTTGCAGCATCGTTGCCTTTTACAATCAAATCACGGATGTTTTGCCTAGCAAACTCAGCGTCATCGTCAACAACATCTTTAATCTCTACTATTTCGGTAGATTGTTTAATTTCTAGAGGTTGTATTTCTAAGGCTTCAGATAATTTTTCATTTAAGTTGTTCATAATAAGGTATTAGGCCAATTAGTTATTGTTTCAGAGAAACCAAATTCATCATCTGGATCAGAGTTTTGTGGGCTAGGTCTAGTTACAATTGCGATAGCCTTGACAGGTGACACAGCAACAGCTGTTACATTGTAGGACGCATTGGTGTAATCTCCAACAACGATATCATTTGCTTGTAGTAGTTGAGTTAGTTGTTCAACAACTAATATGCCTGTGCTATTATTACTAAAGAAAACTACTTTGCCTGTAATTTCATCTGTATCAGGTCTATCAACACGAATTGTTTCGCCCGTAAGATAGTAATTATTTCCTGTAGCATAATTAACAGTAACTTTCTGAGCATCAAGATTTTGTGTTTCAATGTATATGTTTGTATTGGCACTACCGTATCGGCCTGTTGTGGTATTTAAAGCGCCAATTAATCCTCTTGGTGTTTTAACTGCTGGCCACAAATAACTTTTAACAGTAAAATCTAAATCCCAAAGTATTAAACGAGTAGTGCCATCATTTGAACTACCCTCATATTCTGTTGTTGTATTTACAGAATTTAAAGTAATTGGCATGTCATATTTTTGATCCATGCCAGGAATAAAATCAACAGTAACAGTAAAATCTGGTTTAAAAAATGGTAAAATTTGTTCTACAATTTGTGTACCATCTTCTGTATTACGAACATAGATGGCCATAGAAAAATTAAAATCATATGGCACGGGTGTATATTGTGTATTAATTCCGCCATTGGCATTTAAAGCAAAGTTCTGTATTAGCGACTGTTGCTTACGACTAGAATCATATGACATGCCTGTAAGTTCAAATGAAATCCTTGGAACAGTTACATTAATTGTTTTTGTAAGTGTTGGATCCGAAGTAATTTGTGTTAGATATCTTTCTTTTGAGCCATAAGATAACGGCACACGAAAGATTTCTTTTTTGGTATTACCATCTTTTGTGTATCGTTGTAGCTGTATATCGTTAAAAATTGTGCCAAATGCGACAACAATTTTACGAATAGACCGGTTATAGTAGTGTGCCTGACCTAACATTATGGTTCACCAAATGGATTTGTGTCTGTAAAATCAATGATAGCATTAGCTTCAGCTTGAATACGATTGTTGTCAATGATATCTTCAAAGGCATTATCTAATGGAACCAAATCATCTGAGGTACTAATCGTCCAAGTTGCGCTACTTGTGTTGCCTTTAATTGTGCCGCCAGCTGCGAAGGTACCAATTGTTTTAATGATTGTGACTTGTGAATTTGGAGTAAAGTCATGGACAACAGCAGTTGCCGTGGCGTTTGCTAATGTATTGGCACTTTGATAAACAATTTCATCATTAATAAACTGGCCTGTGCCGCCAGCAGATAGTGCCACATTTGTTCTTGGATAGTAGTTACGAATTTGGTCATCAATTTCAGATATACCAACTTGAATAATTTCATTTGAAAATACATACTGTTTAAGTTTTAATCCGTAAACATAAACATTACCACCACGACCACGGCCTAATGTGTAAAACATTGCTTGGTCGTTTTCGTGTTCTACATGAGTAATTTCAAATATATTTCTGATAAGGGGAATATAAATTAAATCGCCTGACAATGGCCTATTTGAAGGTACCGTTGCGGCAAATCTACGGCGAGAAACAAGAAAGGTCAACTCATCACGAATTTCTAAACCAAATTTAGAAATAAAATCTTGTTCACCATCCATGCCTGTAACATTTTCCAAATACATCTCAATTGGATATGCGGTAACATATTGTTTTAAAGTATCTTCACCATATAGATAATCTACTTGGTCACGAGATGAACGAGGAAGATAAAAGATATCCATTCCATAAATCTGCATGGCCTCAATCACCAAATCTTCTACGAGCAGCTGCTCGGAAGTTATCTGGCTGGATGGAAACGGATTAAAATATACATTGGTGGCCACTACAATTATCCCGTAAATATCTCACTTGGCAAGCTATTGAAGTTATACATATCTTCTTCAATCTTATCCATTTCTTCTTTAGCTTCGGTCATAATGCGAACACCATCTAAAGTAACACCGCCAGGCATTTGTATGCCAGCAAACTTACTTAAATTGGAACCCCATTGGTATTTAATGAGTGCTGTTGCATAGCGTTTTAAAAATCTATCATTAAAGACCTCTGAATTACCTGGTTTAGTTA